GTTAAATTTGAAACGTTCTGGATCTCCCCAATAACTATCTGAAGTATAATTAATCATTTCAATTAATTTATTCATTTGAGCTACATAATCTGTCCAAATAGTACATGTGTATTTTATTTTTATAAAGTCTGGTACTACTATAGCTCTAAATTCTCTTTGGGGTATTCTATTATTTAATAAAGAAAAATTATCATATTGATTTCTTTTTGTATATTTTTCTTGAAATGTATAATATAATTGGGGATTATTACCATCTAGTTTATTTCCTAAATCTCTTCTTTTTTCTACTTGATCTCTTTTAAACATTATAAGAGGTACTTGAATTTTTCCTTCTTTATCTCTAAAATATCCATCTTTTTGAACACTTTTCCATCTTTCAGGAGCTCCATAGATAATAGGAACATTAGTTCTATTTCCGTTTATAATTACTGAGGGTTTTATAACATTATTAAAATAATACATTATAGCTTCATCATGGTCTTGTAGCCCAATTGCAATATTTTGTACTTTATCATCTTTTTGAGTTGTTATTCTGCCTCTATTTAGATTAGGTCGATTATCAGGGGCGGGGAAATTTATAACAGGAAAATTATCAGCGAACCCTGATTCTAAATTATTTCTTAAACGATCATAACCACTTGCTGGTATGGGTCTTCTTGGATTTATTTGTTTTTTATCTGCCATTTTATCCTAATAAGTTTGCTGTTCCACCATCTAATTTTTTAGTAGTTGGATATACTCCATTTTTTAAAGGTATTAAATTTAGTTTTTCTACTCGTGAAATATGAGCATCAACTACTATTGAAAAACTATCTCCAAAATTTGTTGTTTCTGTTGCTATAGCATAATCAGGGTCTCTACCTAATATAAGTTGGTTTTCAACTTTTGTATCTACCTCATAAAAATTATTTCTAAAAAGTATTAAATCACCTATTTCAGGTACTAAATTTATATCTCTAAGTTCTTCTTTTAAAAATCTATATGCAATAGTTTGATTTATATCAGGGCCAAAATCATCAGAAGACCATGCTTGGTTTTGTCTGTTTATTAAACAAGATATTTTTAAGGGTTCAAAATAATTTTTTCCAGGAGCTTCACCATAAACATTTATTGTTGTTTGTTCTAAAGCAAATTTATAATAAGCAACTTCTGTTTGTATTATATCTTTTAGAAGTTCACTATTTATAGTATGAAATAAATTTATGTCTCTTTTTCCTCCAAATAGTGCCATTATAATCTTTTTAGTGTTTCTTCTTTAAACTTTATGCTTTTTACTCCCGGTACTCTTAAATCTGTTTTAGATAAATCAGATGATAATATATCTTTTTTAAATTGTTCTAGGTCTTGTTTTGGTTTTCCTCTAGTTACAAATTTAATTTTTATTCTATGATATTCTACTCCTGGTTTTTTTACATCTACAGGATCAATACTTACAATAGTTATTTTTCTTACAGCTCTAATTTGATTTAAAATATCTGATATATTATATTCAGAATCATTAACTATAATTCCTTCTATTTGATAAGTATTTAATATTTCTGATAATATGTTTTGTAGTTTAATCATTTAGTATATATAAATAGGGTAAGGTACTTTATAAAAAGTTTTTTGAGATAAATCTCCTTCTTCATTTTGTCTCTTAAGTTGTTCAAGTCTTGTTGTTTTTTCTAATAATTCTTTTAACTCAATTATTAGTTTTTCTTTTTCATCTTTAGCTTCACTTAATAATCTACTATAATCTAAAGTAGCTGTATCACCAGGAATAGGTAGTGATTGATATTTACCTCTAATACCACCTAACATTTCTTTTGCTAGGGCTAATGTGTATTTTCTAATCCACTGTCTTCCCGGCTGATTAATATGTTTATAAGTAGGATTATTATAAGGAACATTTGATATGTCTGTGATTAAATTTGAAGATGAATTCTTAACAGGATTATTTGCTACAGATTTTAATACATAATCAAAATGTAATGTATAATTTCTTGTTGGTATAGGAAATAATTTTAAATACCTATTATCTTGTATTTGAAAATGGTATCCTGATTTTCTAATTTGATCATTGAATTCAATTGCTTGTAATTTTAAAACATCAAAATAAATAGGCATTAACATAAAATTAACTCCTGGTGAAAAATTACCAAATCCAAAAGCTTGCATTAGTGATTGAATACCTGTACCTGTACCTGCATAAGGATCAAAATATCTATTAATAGCTGAAGGAGCATAATGGTATATTCTTTTAATATAGACATCTTCTGAACCATTTATTGATGATCCTGCTGCTGACAATAAATCATATCGTTGTTGACTTTGTGTTACTGCTAAGGTTCCTCTTTGTAATTGATAGTCGCCTCCCCCACCATCTGTTTCAGACCCATATTGATCGGATATATTTACAGTATTACCTAAATTAGGGGTTATTAATTTATTATTAAAATTTGAACCTGTAGTGTTACCTTCTAAAGTATGGAAATTGTTAATTATCTGAAAATCATATAATTGTTTTCCGTACTCATTTACTGCTTCTTCAAATGCTGTAAATAAATTAGCTGATTGTAATTCTACATCTATTAAAGGGTATCCTAATCGTTTAGCACACCAATCTGCTGTTGTAACAGCATCTACTTGAAAATCTGTATCTGAATCATAAAACGAGAAAGGTGTTAAACCTGAATCGAATGATGCTGAGCCGGGCCATATAGGTATTCTTGCCATTTTTAAATAAAATTAGGTTATTCTCATATAAATATGAAAAAAGAATAAACTAATGGTAGCCGTTTAATAATTCTAATAAATTATCTATAGCATCATGCCTATGACTATCATTTAAAACAGTTTTGTAAACATATTCAGAAGAAGTTAGTTTAGCCATATCATGGTAAGCTGAATGGTTTTTATCTTTTAAGTCTATTTGATATGAATCTCCACAAAATATCATTTTACTATCTTTACCTAACCTACCTATAGCCATTGCAAATTGAGGTCTAGTTAAATTTTGAAATTCATCAACTATTACACAAGCATTATCAAAAGTTCTACCTCTAAAATGAGCTAAAGAACAAAGTTCAATTTTTTCTTCTTTTTCCATTTTTTCTAATATAAGAGGCTTATTGTAAATTTTTCGCATATTTGAACGAATAGGTACAAGCCATGGCTCCATCTTTTCCCTTTCTGACCCTGGTAAAAATCCATTATCTTCCGTAGATACTGTGGGTCTAGTTATAATGATTTTATTAAATTGTCTTTTAAAAAACTGATCTAAAGCTACTTGAACTGCTAATAATGTTTTACCACTACCTGCTTTTCCTACTACAAAATTAAAGGGGTGTTTTAATATTTCTGTTTTGGCTTTTTTTTGTTCTTGTGATAGAGTAAGTGAAAATTTTATAGAACCTTTTGGTGGTTTTTTATCAATATTTTGTTTAGTCATATAATGTAACGTTTGGTTATACATATAAAAAAAAAGAGCCGCTAGGCGGCTCTCTTTAAATTTAATAAATTAACTATTAAGAATTGTTAATTATTAAAAAGTGAATTTTACTTGCTGTTGTTGAAGTTGAACCCACTGAATCTGGATGGTTTACATTAATTTTAAAACTACCATCTGCAACAGTGTTTATTGTTGCAATAATACATGTATTATTGGTTGTATTTTCATCTTGTGTTGTAACTAAAATTACTGAATCTTCTTTAACAAAGCTATTATTTACTGTAAATTCTGCATTTGTTGCGTTTGCTAAAGCTACTGCTGCTAATGTGATAATACCACTTGTAGCATTAATCGTAACTGCTGTAGAATGGTTAGTTGCTTGAGTTACAGCTCCATCAGCTGTTTCTAAAACTACCATACTGTCTAGGATATTATCAAAATCCCTGTTTTTTGTTTTTAAAAAATTTCTTGTTTGATTTGCCATTTTATTATATTTTTTTGACATTATAGGGATAAAACTATAGTGGTCAATCCATAGAGTCTATTTTCCCCTTTTTTATATTGTTAAAACAATAGTGACCTATATTGTTTATCATGAATAAATATAAAAAAAAGAGCCGCTAATGCGGCTCTTTCAGGTTTAATTTAAATTAACTATTATAGCTCATTTAAATCATGGATAAATACCTTACCATAGAAATCAGGACGTACCATTTTCTTAGCATATCTAGTCATAATACCTTTTCTTGGCGTGAATGTACTTGGGTCATATACTAGAGGAGTCATGATTAATGGAATATAAGGAGCAAATACAGCACCAGTTTCAAGGAATTGACTTCCTTTATAACCCATTAAGATAACGTTTTCAGTCATATAAGGGTTTTTGTAAACTGTATATCTGTTATTAATTGCACCAATCTTTTGAACACCCATATTGTATTTGTTTTGGTCTCCTGCAGAGTCCGCAGCAAATCCTGGGATTGATTCTAAGATAGTAGATACTTTCGGAGATACTACTAAGAAATTAGCACCACCTCTTAAAGTTTTCTGGTGAATTAAGTTAGATACTTTTTGTAATTTAACACCTAATGTTTGGAACCAAGACATTTTAGTGTAGTATACACCTTGGTTATTTTGTGCTGTAGTATGAGTAATTGCTGTAGTACCACCTGCGGTAGTATTAGAGCTTACTGTTACATCTTTTGCTATTGCAGCACTCCATGCTTCAACTGTGTCAGCATTTCTAATTAACATGTCTAGGATTTCTAAATCAATTTCCATTGAAATATATTCACTTAAGATAGAAGTTAATTCTGCTTCAGCGTCAATTGAATGGTAAGCATTAAGATCTTGAGCGAACTCAGGAGTCCATTGTGCTTTCAATTTACGTGTTT